CGTGATGGATCAATGATTGGTCTAAATGATGTTCTTCTTCAAAGATATGTTGAGTGGATTGCTAATCGCCGTATGAAGGCTATTGGTCTGAAACCTGTGTATGATGTTGCCGCCAAGAACAATCCTCTTCCTTGGACTCAACACTGGATCTCTTCTAAGGGTCTTCAAGTTGCCCCACAAGAAACTGAAGTTGAGTCATATATCGTTGGAGGTATTAAACAAGATGTCAAAAAAGACACGTTCTCAGGATTCCAACTCTAAGGCTAAGGCCAAGAGACAGGATGATTGGTGGTTCCATGAGGAGCCACTAAATACTCCAGATACAATGGATATGTGTGTGATTACGAAAATCCGTGGTTGTTTCAAGGACAACCTTTTCTATCTGAGGATATTGGTGATTCTTTCGGCTTTGTCTATAGGATTACAAACCTCACGAATGGTAGAAAATATATCGGGAGAAAGTATTTCTGGTCCAAACGAAAGCCTAGAGCTACAGTTAAAAACAAGTCAAGGCGAAGAGTTACAACTGAAAGTGACTGGAAAAAATACTACGGAAGTTGTCCAGAGCTTAAGGACGATCTTGCAAGGTATGGAAAGGAATCTTTTAGTAGAGAGATCATCTCACTCCATGTAACACTGGGAAAGGTAAACTTTGAGGAGACCCGTCAGTTATTTCTGAATGAGGTCCTGTCACAAAAATTGACAGATGAGACTCCTCTGTATTACAATTCCAACATCCTTGGTCGGTACTACCGTAAGGATTATTTTAACAAGTAAACTGATTTGGACTAATGATTAAGAAAATTTTTATGGGGTTGGCCGGAGCCACTGCCCTTACTACAGCATGTGTGGCATCGACAAACCTTGATAAAGAACTTAATGAAGTCACAGGAACTACTCCTACTACAGAAGATGTAGAGGAGACACCTACAGAGGAATTGGTAAAGGTAGAAAAAACCTGGACCTGTCCCACATGTAACCCATCAGAACAATATGTTCTTAAACGAATACAAGAACTAACTCTGATTGATGACCCTAATGCATTGGCAACAATCATGGGCAACATTAAATCAGAATCTAACTTCCACTCAAATATCTGTGAAGGTGGAGCAAGAGTTCCATATAATCAATGTCACTCTGGTGGATTTGGTTTGATTCAATGGACTACCATTGGTAGATACAATGGACTTGGTAATTTTGCAAAGAAGTATGATTGTGATCCAAGTTCCCTAGAATGTCAGGTTCGTTGGATGGTCAATGAACCACAGTTCCAGAAAGAACTTCCTGTATTTGAAGGTGGTGGACGAACTGTTCGTGACTATATGAGATCTGCATATCGTTGGTTGGGATGGGGTATCAAAGGTCATAGAGAACATTATTCATATGAGTATGTCAAAAAAATGATCCACTCAGAGACCTTGACAGAGACCCAAAAGTAGTTTATAGTATAAGGGTGGTTGAGAGACCACTGCGGTGACCTCCTTGGTAGTTCAGGGTTAGCGGCGATAGGAACTACCATTAGGGTCAGTAGCTCAGATGGATAGAGCAATTCACTTCTAATGAATTGGTCGGGGGTTCGAGTCCCTCCTGACCCGTTATGTTTTATTTTTATGAGTCTCCCACAGTATTCATTTGGTGGTCGTCCAGTAGAGACCACGAATCTTCTTCTACTCATTAGTGAGATGGAAGGTACATATCAACACCTTAAGTACATGGGGTTTGAGGATGATATGAATACTCTTGATGAGATGAAGAAGAGATACTACAAACTTTATTTTAGAACAAAGAAGAATGAAGCCATTCAAAATTCTAACTGATGATTACTTTGTAGGAAACTTTGGATCTATTGAGGCTTCTGATGAAGTATTAAGATCCTGTAAAAAAAATTTTCCTGACGATAATGATCTAGATACTGGTGCAGTTCGTGGTGATGTGGCTGAAGACCTTAGTATTAGAAAATGTAAGACCAAAGGTATTGATATAAGTCAAGTCAACTTTATTGAACAAGGACTGAGAAAGGCTATCATTCATATTAATGATATGAAGTGGAAGATGGATCTTAAACATGAATGGGAGTCATCTATACAATACACTAGGTATGTTGGTAAAGGAGATTTTTATGGTTGGCACAAAGATAACTCTGAATCTACAAGTAGTATAGGTGATAGGAAAATTTCTATTGTGTACTGTTTAAGTTATAAGAAAGATTATACTGGTGCAGAGTTTGAAATAAAGGAAAGTAATGGTAATATATACAAAAGAAAGTTTGATTATGGAGACTTTATTGTCTTCCCTTCAGACAAACTACATAGAGTGAATCCTCTAAAGTCTGGAAACAGAACAACCTTAGTTGGTTGGTATATGTAGAGTCCATTTATCATACAAAAATTATGAAGAAATTATTTGCAGCATTATTGTCATCAGTAGTTCTTGCTACTCCAGTGATGGCTGACCCTGAAGTGAAGGGTTGGAAGACATATGACTCTATGGGGTGTATGTTGCTTGGAGATTGTACTGATGATATTCAACAAGTCAGGTCAATTAGAGACATTCAAAAATATTATCCTAGTGATAGTTATAGTAATGTCGCTTCTGAGTTTGATTCAATTGTCAGGGCCCTTGATAAGATCGGAGTTAAAGTTTTTCTAGCGGATGAGAAATACTTTCCACCAGGTCATAGGGGTGTATACCATACAGTAACTAATAACTTCTTCCTCAACACTAACTTCATGCACAAAGANGGTGTATTGATGAGTGTNATGAGACATGAAGGTTGGCATGCTGCTCAAGACTGTATGGCAGGAACCATNNANAACAGTATGATTGCAATTATTCTTCCAGAAGAAGAGATTCCAGCCATTTGGAGAGAGATGGCAGAGAGAACATATCCAGCATCAGCAGTACCATGGGAATCTGAAGCAGGTTGGGCAGGTAGAACTGAAGCAGTAACCGCAAATGCACTTGCAGCATGTGCAGAAGGTAACATGTGGGAAGTATATGAACCTACTCCAATGACAAGAGAATGGTTAGTTGAGAACGGATATATCAAATGATTAAAGAATTTACTTTAGTAAAGAGGTTATACTATCATGTTGATAGTAAGGTGCAAACAATGCAACACGGAGATACACGGCACTAACAAAACACAGTCGTGCGGATGTCCAAACATGATGACAGTCATTGGAGAAAAAATTTCTGCAGTTGACTTAAACAAAGTTGTCATGTTAAATTCTCAGAAGAACATCAAACAAAAAGATGTTCTGTCTTCTCAAGACTTGATGTATCAGGAAGAGAGAAGAAACCGAAAGGTAAAAAAACTTGATTTTGAAATTAGGTGATTATGTCTCATAACTGTATTACAGAAAAACAGTGTCAGGAGATGATCGATAANGCNATCGATAAACACAACAAAACTGCCTCACTCATTAGTGCTTGTATAGGNTCAGTATTACTGTTCTTCTATGCNCAAGGACTTCTGATTGTGGTAGGATTGTGGAAATAATAATCATATACATATTACAAGAATGAAATTTTATTCCGTGGAACACTGGCAAGAGAACTGGGAAGAACTAATCTCAAAGGTTGAGAATGGTGAATCAATAGGAATAACAAACGGAAAACATAAAGCAGTATTGGTTCCTGCAGACGAAGAAATTATAAGAATTCATACTGAACATAATGACGCGTCGTAAGAATAGATCATATAAAAGAGTCACAGATGATCGTGAACCAATCACAATAAAGCATTCTGAGATATGTTATCCAGAAGCTATCAAAGAAAAACAGGTAGAGGATGCCGATACTTCATACCCTGGTATTGTCATTAAGTTTGATACTGGATATTTGTTAGAGGACGGTGTTCACAGGATAACCAAACTTCAACGTGAAGACATCTACGAATCTCTTTTCTATGTGGTTACAGTAGAAGAATACAAGACTGGTCTAGTAGAGATGGTCTGTGGTTCTAATCGTGTCACACTAGGAGAATGGAATCATAACAAATTAAACTCACAAACTCATGGGTAAGTCAAGAACAATTTCAAAAATAAACTGGTCTTGGGATTATGGAAAGGTTGTAAGTGAGATAACTTGCACAGATGGTATAACCCAGATCAGAAATAATGATAAAAAACCACCAACATATCCTGCCCATGATATTGCACATTTCATATGTGGATTTCATGAGGACTATGACTGGGATTATTTGTGGGACCAACATTCAGAATCTTTAATAAATGTTAGACTTGCAGAATATAATGCTGTCTTTATTGAGAATCTTCTTTACTTTTATATAACAAACAAATATAAAAATAGTCCATGGACCATATTACAACTGGCAGAACCAATAAAGAAACACTTGAACTGGTTTGTTAAGGACTATTATAAATTTATCACTCCAGAACTAAAACTTAGAAAAATATTTTTATCCAAACTAGATGAAAATATAGTCTGTCAACACTATCAGACTTATCATGATGTCTGTCTACTCCAGTTAAGAACTCCTCCTGGTGAGGATGTGCGAGATATTAAACTGGCACTTACTATGGACTCAAGTCTTGACCAGAAGAACACAGAGGTGTATGATTATATCATTGAGATGAAGAGCATCTTGGGGAATTAGCAATCTGGTGAATGCACCGAACTCATAATTCGGTTAAGGTGGGTTCGATCCCCACATTCCCTATTGACATTTCGGTGTCAAACCCTTATAATACTAAGGTCAACAAACAAGCAAATGACTATCACTTCTAAGTTCAAAAAGGATCTTCAGACCCTACGTGGGGCTGCAAATGGGGACTTCTTCCTGGATGTAAAGAACCCAAAACTTTTTAAAAAAGTTCGTAAGTATTATGATAACAATGGTGTAGTATTTTCTGGTGATCCTTTGGATGACTATGATATTCTCATTGATTGTATTGCTACAGATCTAGAAACTGTTGAGGTTGGTTGATTGTGAAGGTTGTTACAAAACCAAATGTTCTTCTGGAACAGTTTCCCTATCGTTATGTTCAAGTGGGGGTACTAGAAATCAATGGCAAACCTGATTGTAGGATTCAGAAAGTTGATTCTTACACTGGTAGGTACAGAGACAT